CGGAGCACCACAAGACGGCGATGCTGGAAGCGGGCGAATGGCGCGCGACCGCCGAGCCCGAAGACCCCGGCACCGTGGGCTATCACCTCTCGGCGCTCTATTCGCCGGTGGGCTGGCTCGGCTGGGCGCGGATCGCGCGGGCGCATGAGGCGGCGCGGGGCAGCGACGAGGCGATGCGGGCGTTCCGGAACACCGTGCTCGGCGAGACATGGATGGAAACCGGCGAAGCGCCGGACTGGCAGCGGCTGGCGGAGCGGCGCGAGACGTGGGCACCGGGTACAGTCCCGGCAGGCGGGTTATTCCTCACCGCGGGCGCGGATGTGCAGAAGGACCGGATCGAGGCCGATGTCTGGGCCTGGGGCCGCGGTCTGGAAAGCTGGCTGGTCGATCACATCGTCATCGAGGGCGGTCCCGGTGACCCGGGCTGCTGGCAGCACCTCACCGACCTACTGGGCCGGACATGGGCACATGAGAGCGGACAGCACCTGACCATCGCGCGGTTCGCGATCGACTCGGGCTTCGAGACCAGCGCGGTTTATGGCTGGGCGCGGCAGGTGGGCTTTGCGCAGGTGGCCCCGGTCAAGGGGCTGGAAGGCTTCAACCGGGCGAGCCCGGTGACCGGGCCGACCTATGTCGATGCGACGGTCGGCGGAAAACGCCTGCGGCGGGGTGCACGGCTGTGGAGCGTGGCCACCTCGACCTTCAAGGCGGAAACCTACCGCTTCCTGCGTCAGGACCGGCCGACAGCCGAGGAAATCACTGCCGGTGCATCGTTTCCGCCTGGAACGGTCCACCTTCCGTCTTGGGCCGATGCCGAATGGCTGAAACAGCTGACAGCCGAACAGCTGGTCACCGTCAAGAGCCGCCGCGGGTTCTCGAAGCTGGAATGGCAGAAACTGCGCGAGCGCAACGAGGCACTGGACTGCCGGGTCTATGCGCGAGCGGCCGCCTGGATCGCGGGTGCTGACCGTTGGTCTGACGCGCGGTGGCAGGAGCTGGAGCGGCAGCTGGCGTTGGAAACGGAAGGAGCGGCGACTGAGGCGACCGCGCAACCCACGCCACGCATGTCCGCGCGGCGGCGGACTGTACGGTCGAGTTACATGTCGTAGGCGAGGTCAAAGGTCCTCGGCCGTGCGCAGCTGTTCTGTCGCGTCCAAGACATCGGTCTCGTCCCAGATCGCATCGCGCAATAGGAACTTGTGGCTGTTGGTGTGCTCGATGAACTTCGAGTGGTCGCGCACCACGGCGGCGGGGATCAGCGCCGCTCGCAAAATCCTGTAGTCGTCATTGAAGAGGACGGCGGCCAGGGTGTCGAACCCGTCTGGATTGCGGATCGCGGACAGTTGCCGCGACCCGTTCCGGCGGTGAATGCGGCGTCCCTTGATCTGATACCGCGTCCCGTCTTTGCCTATGGCGTCGAACGCTTTCGCGGAGTTGTTCTCCTGCGCCCAGCCAAAGGCGGAGCAGAAGAGGTATTCGGCGAGATCGCCGGTGGGATTGTTTGCCGATCGCAGCACGTTCCGCGCCCGCAGTTCCTCCATGATCGCGACATGAAGGGCGAGGAGTTCGGCGACCGATCTGTTGTCGAGACTGTCCATGCCTTCGTTATGTCAGGGTAACGGAGTGACTGCCACCACCACGAGATGTTCGTGACGTTGGGTGGCCCGCTCCAGCTGCACGAGGTGATCAATGGCCACTATTGCTGATCTGCGCGCCCGCCGCGACGCCCTCGCCGCTCAGCGGTCCTCGGGCGTCGCGCGCGTCAGCTATGATGGCAAGACCGTGGACTATCGCAGCGTGGCGGAGATCGACCGGGCCATCGAGGCGCTGGATCGCGAGATCGCCGCAGCCGAGGGACGGCGGATCGTGCGCCAGATCCGCGTGACGACGTTGAAGGGGCTGTGATCCATGGGGTTGTTCGACCGCTTCCGCCGCCCTTCTTCCGGCGGGCCCGCTGGCGTGCGCGCCCGACTCGAGGGCGCGATGTCCAAACGCCGGTTGCGTGGCTGGAACCCGCCGCTGGAGAACATCAACTCGCTTGTGGCCTCCGGCGGTCCGCGCTTGCTGGCCCGCGCGCGGGAACTGGTGGTCACCAACGGCTATGCCGCCAATGCCTGCGAGGCCTTTGCGTCCAACATGGTGGGCGACGGCATCAAGCCCTCATCGCTGCTCGAGGATGCAGGCCTGCGGGATCAGGTCCAGCGGCTCTGGCTGGCCTGGACCGACGAGGCGGACGCCGACGGGCTGACCGACTTCTACGGCCTGCAGGCCATGGTCGCCCGCGAGATGTTCGTGGCGGGCGAATGTTTTGTGCGCTTGCGTCCGCGCCGGGCCGAGGACGGGCTGCTGGTGCCGCTGCAGATGCAGCTGCTGCAATCGGAAATGCTGCCCTTCGAGAAGACCGGAACAGCGGCGAACGGCAACCGCATCCGCTGCGGGATCGAGTTCGACGCCATCGGCCGGCGCGTGGCCTATCACTTCCGCCGCAGCCATCCCGGCGACAGCACCGATCAGCGCGTGGCAGTGCCGGAGACGGTGCGGGTTCCGGCGGAGGACGTGCTGCACATCTACCGCCCCATCGATGCGGGCCAGATCCGCGGGCTGCCGCATGTGGCGCCGGCCATGGTGCGGCTGTTTTTACTCGATCAGTACGACGACGCGGAACTGGACCGCAAGAAGACCGCGGCGATGTTCGCGGGCTTCATCACCAAGACCGCGCCCGAAGAGCCGATGATTGGCGAAGCCGAGGCGGACCTCGACGGTGCGGCCATGGCCAGCCTTGAACCCGGCACCCTACAGGTGCTGCTCCCCGGCGAGGACGTGAAGTTCTCCAGTCCCGCGGATGTGGGCGGCGGCTACGAGGCTTTCCAGTACCGGACGCTGCTCGCCGTGTCAGCCTCGTTGGGGCTGCCGTATCACCTCGTCACCGGCGATGTCCGGCAGGCCAACTATTCGAGCCTTCGGGCCGAACTGGTCGAATTCCGCCGCCGCGTGCAGCAGCTCCAGCACGGGGTGATCGCGCATCAGCTCTGCCGCCCGATCTGGGCGCGTTGGCTGGAGACCGCGCAATTGGCGGGTCGGCTCGACCTGTCCGATCCGGCGGCTGCGCGCATGGTGCAATGGATCCCGCCGCGGTGGGACTGGGTCGATCCGCTGAAGGACATCCAGGCGCAGGTGCTGGCGATGGAAGCGGGCATCACCTCGCGGCGCAAGGTGGTCGAGGCCACCGGCTACGACGTCGAGGAGGTCGACCGCGAGAACGCGGTGGATGCCAAACGCGCCGAGGCGCTCGGGCTGCGCTACCGCACCAGCCCCGGCGAGACGCAGGGCGCGCGGGCCACGCCATCCAGGCGGCCAAAACCCCGCGATGGTGATGGCGATGACGGCGAAGAGGACGCCGGGGCCGCCACGCCCGACAACACCCAACAGGAGTAAATCCATGAACAGCTGGTACACGATCCGCGCCCGGAATGAGGGCGCGGAGGTGCTTATCTATGACGAGATCGGCGCCTATGGCATTTCGGCGCGGGGCTTTCTGGCCGAGCTGGGCGCGCTTCCAGAGGGCACGGCCATCGACCTGCGCCTCAACAGCCCCGGCGGCTCGGTCTTCGATGCCGTCGCGATCCACAACGCGCTGAGCCGCCATGCCGGCACGGTCACCGTCTGGATCGACGGCATCGCCGCCTCGGCGGCGAGCTATATCGCCATGGCGGGCGACGAGATCGTCATGCCGGAAAACGCCTTTCTGATGATCCACGACCCGTCGGGACTGGTGATGGGCACGGCGGCCGACATGCGCGACATGGCCGGAACGCTGGACAAGATCGCGGCGAGCATGATGCGCGGCTATGCCGCCCGATCCGGCAAGCCCGGGGATGAGATCGTAGCATTCATGGCGGCCGAGACATGGTTTGATGCCGCCGAAGCGCTGGAGGCGGGGCTGGCCACGCGCATGGCGGAGCCCGTGCGCATCGCGGCCAGCTTCGACATTGGCCGCTTCCGCAATGCGCCGCCGGAACTTGTCGAGGCGGTCGAGCCTGCCGAGCCGACTGACGCCCCCACGGCGGCCGACATCGTCGAAGACGTCAACGATGTTGACCCTGCACCTGACCCTGTGCCGCACACGCACGCCACCAACGATGTTGTCTCGGGTGCGGATCCTGCGCCGCCACCCGGGACGGACGATCCCGACAGCACTGTTGCAGCCGCCAACACTGCGCCTGACGCGACCGCCATCCGCGCCGAGGCCATCGCCCATGCGCGCACCGTCGTCGATCTTTGCCGCCTCGCGGGACAGCCGCAGATGGCCGGTCGGTTTCTCGAGGAGGATGCCAGCCTCGATCAGGTGCGCGCCAGTCTCCTGGACGCCCGCGCCGATGCCGCGCCGCAGATCACGCCGCATCACCCGCAACCCGGGCCAAGCCCCACCACGCGCCCGTGGGGCGATGTCATCGCCCGCACCTTCAAGCTCAAAGGATAAGACCCCATGACCACACTGACAGAAGGCACCCATCCCGGCGGCTTCCTCGTCTGGGAAGCGCACCGTGATTACACCCGCGAGACGATCACCGTCGCCTCCGGCACGCTTCAACCCGGCACCGTGCTGGGCAAGATCACCGCTTCGGGCAAATACGCCGCCCACGACCCCGCGGCCGTCGATGGCACCGAGACCGCCGTCGCCGTGCTCTGGGGCAAGGCAGACGCGAGCGGGGTCGATGCGCCGGCCGTCGCGCTCATTCGCGGCCCTGCTATCGTCAATCGCCACGACCTCGTCTTTGCCGGCACGCCCAGCGACCCCGAGATCGCCGCCGCCCACGCCGCGCTCCTCGCCGCGGGCATCCTCGTCCGCTGACGGCGGGCCGATTCAAACCCAATTCCTGACCCGGAGGCATTCCCATGGCCACCATGGACATCTTCGAAGGCGATGCCTTCACCATCGTCGAGCTCACCCGCGCGCTCGAGAACATCCCCTACAAGCCCGCGATCCTGTCCGGCGCGGGGCTCTTCGGCAGCCGCGGTGTGCGCACGCGCACCGTGATGATCGAGAGCCGCGACGGCACGCTGTCGCTGATCCCGTTCTCCGAACGCGGCTCGGCTTACGACAGCCAGATCCCCGAACGCCGCGAGATGCGCGCGTTTGTCTGCCGCCAGTTCAAGAAGCAGGACGTGCTCTGGGCCTCGGAAATCCAGGCGATCCGCGACTTCGGCTCGGAAACCGCTGTCCAGCAGGTACAGGCGGAGGTCGCACGCAAGCTGGGCCGGCTCCGCAATGACGCCGAGGCGACCTTCGAGTTCCACCTCTTCAACGGCATCCAGGGCGTGGTGAAGGATCCGAAAGACGGGGCCACGGTCATCGACTACCACGCCGAGTTCGGCATCGCCCCGACGGCGGAGGTCGACTTCGACCTCGACAACGCCACGCCCGCCTCCGGCGCGCTGCGCAAGCGCTGCCAGGCTCTGATCGAGAGCGTCGAGGACAGCCTTGGCGGGCTCGCCGCTGGCCAGGTGCAGCTGCGCGCCGAATGCGGCTCGGCCTTCTTCGCCGATCTCGTCGCCCACAAGGAGGTGCGTGAAACATACCTGAACACGGCCGCGGCGGCCGATCTGCGCGGACGCGTGGGCGAGGAGGTCAGCTTCGGCGGCATCACCTTCCGCCGGTATCGCGGCGGGCTGGGCTTCGGCGTGCCCACCGACAAGGCGTACTTCTATCCCGAGGGTGTCGAGGGGCTGTTCGAGATCTACTATGCGCCGGCCGACACCTTCGAGACGGTCAACACCGTGGGCCTGCCGCTCTATGCGCGGATGATCCCGGATCGCGACCGCGACGAATGGGTGCGCCTCGAAATCGAGAGCAACCCGCTGCCGATCTGCACCCGCCCGCAAGTGCTGCGCAGCGCGCGGCGGACGTGATGACCGCGGTTGGCATGGCGTTAGACGCGCTCTTCGCGGATGACAACATCGCCCGCGAGGCGGTCTACACCACCGATGGCGGCGTGCCCGTCCTGATCCGCGTGGTCACCCGCCGCGCGGACGACGTCTCCGGCTTTGGCGACGCGCGGATCTGGTCGGAGACTACGCGGATCGATCTGCGTGTGGCGGAAGTGCCCGCCCCGCGCCCCGGCGACCGGATCGAGATGGACGGCCAGGCGTTTCTCATTCAGGGCGAGCCCGTTCGTGACCGTGAGCGGCTCGTCTGGACCATCGATCTCAGGCCTGCGTGATCCCCATGAAGCTCAAACTCGACATAACCCCCGATCTGGCCACCATGATGGCGGCGGAAATCAAGGCGGGCGAAAAGGCCGTCACCGCCGCCACTCGCGAAGCCGGGACCGGTCTCAAGACCGCCTGGCGCAGCCAGATCACCGGCGCCGGGCTTGGGCAGCGGCTGGCCCGCACGATCAGATCCGAGCAGTATCCGAAGGGTCAGCCCAGCCTGAACGCCGCAGCGCTGGTCTGGTCGAAAGCGCCCGATATCGTCAGCGCCCATGACACCGGCCCGCTGATCCGCTCGCGCAATGGCTTCTGGCTGTCGATCCCGACCGCAGCCGCCGGCAAGTCCCGCCGCGGCGGCCGGATCACTCCGGTCGAATGGGAACGCCGCACGGGTCTGCGCCTGCGCTTCATCTACCGCCGGTCCGGCCCCAGCCTTCTGGTGGCCGAGGGGCGGCTGAACAAGGGTGGTCGTGCCGTAGCCTCGCGATCGAAGACCGGCCGTGGCCTGACCACCGTGCCGATCTTCCTGCTGGTCCCGCAGGTCAAACTGCCGAAGCGGCTGGATCTCGACCGTGACACCGAGCGGGCGCATGACAGCATGCCGGGGTTGATCGTGGCAAACTGGGTGGATGGAAGATTAACTGGTGTGGCGGCGATGCGTGGCTAAGAAAATCAAGTTGCGGCATCCACGAATCTTTCCATTGGAACTTGTGGTTGCTGCACATCATAGTCGCCGCCGGTGATTTCGTGATCCGGAAAGCGCTGCCGGAGAAACTCTAGCATTGCCTCCGATACCGGACCTCCGACCAAAAAAGTACCGAAGCGTTGTCTAAACTCCTCCCAGCGTTGGGAGACGACACCTTTGCGTCTTTCACCCGGACATACCCAAATCCAATCAAGGAGCATCTGTTTGCTCTGCTTTTCGTGTGGACGGAAGCAGCATGCACCGATAATTCGAAAATCGTTGTCACGAAAAATATAGCCGATTGCTTTGGGGTCATGGTAACCTTTGATCTCCCATTGATGCATGTCGTATCCAAACTCACGCTTGAAAACCTTCGCGCGCCAATAGATTGATGTTCGGAGCCACTCGGGAGACTTAAGATCGACCCATATTATTTCATGATTGCTTTCATATTCTGCCCTTAGTTTTGATGAAGGCTCCGGCTTGAGAGCTTCAATAAAACCGTTGTGCCTTTCCTCATTATGCCTTTGTTCTTCCTGCGGGTCTCCTTCGACATACGACAGGCCACAAAGTTCACATCGCTTTAATCCCATTTCCACTCCCAGAAAGTTGGTTGCTTTATACCCTCGCATGTCAGTTTGAAGATGATCCATCAAACTTTGGCAACACCGCTAAGTATTCCGAAATTCATAAAGTGGGAAGTCAACTTCTTCTGGGAATGCACGCCATTTTTCAGTGAGAGAGTTCGTGCTCATGCCCTACGAAGCTATCCTCGTCGCGCTGCACACGCGTCTCGTAAAGCGGCCTGCTCCCCCCTGAGAGGCAAGGCTCTGCCTAAGCGCATGCCAACTGACTGTCTGCTGATCCTGCTTGACGGCGAATTTGGTGAACCGACGTTGACGCCGTGTTCACCATGCTGACCGCCGGCAACGACGCACCTCGGTTCGGGACCGGCGCGTGACACTTCATCATTCGCAACCGCGCCCGCAGTCCTTATCCGCCCACCCACCGGAGCCTTCCCATGCCCTCGACCCGCGAGACGATCCTTGCTGCGCTGACGGCGCAGCTCGCCGCGCACGCGGGGACCGAGGTCCGGCGCAATGCGGTTTTGCCCGAACGCGTGCTGACAGGCGGGCTGGTGATCGTGCGCGATGGCAACCCGGGGGAACCCGACGTGACGCTGGGCCCGTGGCGGGCCTATTACCGGCACCGCGTGGAGATCGAGGCGTTCATGCCGCCGGGCGCGGCGGAGGCAGCGCTCGACGCGCTGCTTGCCCGCATCGGGGCCGCACTGGCGCATGACGACAGCCTCGGCGGGCGGGTCGAGCTGATG